TTGGATAAAGAAACACAAAAAGAAATGAAAAAAAATCAAGAACTGATTGACCATTATGATTATTTAAAAAATGCCGCTTCCTCCACAGACTGCACCGGACTGATCCCGGCGCTGCCCGAATCCGAGGACGAGCTTGATGCCTACAATGATGTTTATCAATATCAGACTCCACTCGTCAAACCAAAATCATAGAGGGAGCACACCCGGTTACTGTTCAGTAACACACCCACTCTCCAATCACGATAATTTGACAAAAAACGTTGTTCTTCGTCAAACAAAATGCTATAATGTCTTTATCGTAGGTAAAACGAGTCACAACAAGTGATACAAAGGAGAGATATAAATAATGAAATGCCCAAAATGTGGAAAGGATGTCATTTTACAGAAAAAGCAAGTAGGGGTTGATGAAAATGGCAATCCGGTTTTAAACGAATACGCAATCTGCAAAGACTGCAAAAAACAATGGAATCTTGACAAACAACGTGCAAAAAAATCGGCTCCTAAACCGGCTGCTTCTGTAGCAAAACATACAGAAGCAGCTCCAAAGCAGGAGGCGCCAAAAGCACCTGTAGAAAAAACAGAAGAAACAAAAGCAACAGAACAAAAGAAAATCGCTGAGCACACAGACGAGCCAAAACAGCCTGTACAGAAAAAGAAGCGTCCAGCTTCCGAAAGACCTGTTTCTGAGCATTCCGAAAGACCGAAAAAGAAACGTCCGGTCTCTGATCATTCTGAAGAAGCGCCTCGGAAAAAACGTCCTGATTCCGAAGCTTCTGATGCTGTACCTAAGAAAAAACGCCCGGCTCCTGCAGATTCAAAAACAAGAGTGATTTCTGTTCCGGAAGAATTCAAACAGGAACCTTCCGAAGAAGGGCAGCGTTACGGTAATATTCCTTCTGAAAAAGTACGTGCAAAACGTGAACGTGCAGTGAAAAAAAGTTACGAGGATATGCTTGCATCTGATCCGGACAGAAAGTCTGTACACAAACGCAAGCCGGCGCCGAAGCCAGTAGAAGAACCGGAAGAAATCGAAGACGAGGAAGAATATGAGGATGATTACATCACTCCAAGATTCCGGGTACTCCGTGTGATTTTCGGACTTCTTTCTATCGTAGCGTTTGGTTTCTTTACATACAAAGGAGTGATCAGCGGACTGGACAGCATTACCTCCGGAAGTAATTCCAACATTGGTACGTTCTATGTCATCATGGCACTTTGCATGCTGATCTCCGGACTGCTTCTTCTCATTCTTCAGAAGAGCAATACGATTTTTGCATTCCTGCTCCCGATGCTCTTTTATATCGGATGCAGCGTGATCGGTTTCCTGAAACATGGTGATGACAAGATGCTCTTATACAGTGCGATCGCATGTGTTGTACTTGCAGTGATCTTCCTGATCCTGACGATCTTGTCCAGACGTGACACTGAGGAAGACGAAGACTTTGATGATTATGATGATCCATTCGAAGAGGATCACGATAACTACTAATTTTAAATTATCATTTTATGCCGGTCTGATTTCATTCAGACCGGTTTTTTTCACGCTTCTTTTTTTCCGGCATATACTTTTAGTAACATCTTTAAAAACTATGGAGTGCTTATGAAAAAAAGAATTCTCACATTTCTTCTTGCCGCATCCATGATCCTGCTTACGGGATGCCACTCTTCAAACAACAGTACCCCGACCGGCGGCAATCCGGATTCTTCCAAAGAGGAATTGACAAAACTCACCTTAAATGAAGTTGCACACTCAATTTTCTATGCCCCTATGTATGTTGCCATTGAAAAAGATTATTTCCGGCAAGAGGGCATTGAACTGGAACTCGTCACAGGATTTGGAACAGTATAATTAGTACAAAATAAATGATACAATATTCACCCCTCAGAGAGCTAATCTCCGAGGGGGTTTTATTAGAACAACTGGAACCGATCGATTGCCTGTCCGAACGCTCCAGCATATCCGTCCTGTCCGTTTCCAGTCTCGTTATCATACTGCCATGACCAGTAAGCTCCATTTACAGGGCTGACGCGGTACTGTGCTTTCTGATAGCCGTATTTTGCCGCATAATCCGCTGGAGTATTGTAGTACACCTCGATTGCGTCAATCGGCTGTCCGGTACCTGCATAACCATTGTTGTGGTCATTCCAGTTGCATCCAGTCACATAAGGCAACCACCCTCTTCCGATCACGTGTACTCTGTATTTTACGGAGCCTTTGTCTGCCTTAATAGCTACATCCGTGATGCGCTTGCCCTGAATCCCGGCAAAATCCGTGAGATTGCGGACAAATGGTAAGATTGTACCGTCTTCCAGTTTGACGGCGTAAGTAAATACTACTTCCGGCTGTCTCTGTGCAGCTTGAGCCTGCGCCTGTCCTCCAGATACATAAGTTGGCGGCGTGACATTACCACCCATGTACTCCTTAATCCGTTTAATAAAGTAGGATTTTGTAGCTTCCCTGCCACCGTGAATCTCCACAGATCTGTGAGGGCAAGATGTAGCATACACTTCCTGATGTAGCCTTATCGTGCTTGTACTTGGTGTGATTCCATATTGCTTGCACTTCTGTGCTGCCAGCTGCAATGCTTTTTCCTCATTTGCTTTAAATACATCCAGATCACCCATACTCTGACACGTTTCGATGCCAAGATAATTTAAGTTCCCGTTTGCGTCTCCGCAGTGCCAAGCGCAATTCCAGTCATCCTCTGCCTGTAAGATGCCATCCTGTGCTACATAATAGTGCGCAAATCCATTTTCAAGCGGATGTGTCTGTAACCAATTTCTGTAAAATTCTGCATTGGCGTTCTTGCTTCCAGCGTCATTGTGAAAAAAGATTCCTACCGGATTTCTTCCTCTGTTTCCTGCTACTCCACGACAAATACTCATATTTTCTCCTCTCTGTGCGATGTCGCACAATTAATCTACAAATACCCAATCATCTGCCAGCATATCAGCTTGTGATGCGAGCCATCCCATTTGTACACCAGATGTACCGACAAAAGCTACTGCCATATTACCAATGGCTTCATGTTCACAATTCACAACCTCCCCAGATGCAGCCTTATATGAGATTCCGGTAGCAAGCTGAATGTACTGACTCTTTCCGTTCCAGCCTTTACGTTTCACTTTCATTCCACGTTTCATATATTTGATTGCTTCACCAAATGAAAATGTTGCAATTCCACCAAGTACCGGGCAATTCTTTTCGTCTGCAATCTCCCATTCGTCAGATGCCACATTGAGAAGAGTGTACTCAACCCTCTGTGTTTCTCTGATATCAAGTAATTCTCCATTATCACTGTCCTGTGGTCTACATTGAATCATTACCGTTTCCTTGTCCGAATCCCAATACCAATAGCCACCCCAAGATGGCAGTTTTACTTTTTCTCCGTTCTTCATTGCTTTTAATGCCTGTTCAAATTTCATAATCATTCTTCTCCTTCCTGTGCGATGTCGCACAATAAAAGAGGACGATTACTCGCCCTCCTGCTCCTGTGATTTATTTGTTAAAACATCCAGTGCTTTTTTTAACGCTTCCGGATATTTCACGCCCATAATTCCAATATTTTCCAAAATCGAGATACCCTCATTTGCTATAAATGCCAGTACTACCGCTGTACGGATGTAGTCTACGCCGAGAGTGACATCCAGCCGATATGCAATAAGTACGATCAGCAAGGATACCCCTTTTCTGCACAAACCTTTCCACGCAGAGTAGCTGCTTAGCGCACCGTTCTCCGATTTGTTGCTCTTTTTCCAAAAGGCAGCGATCAGTAACCCGAGTACAAAATCTACACCCATAAAAATAAGTAATGTAGTTAAGTCCTCAGACCATCCTCCGATCAGGTTTACGAAACCTCCTGCAATAGCTCCAAACACCATGCATAAAAACGCTTTTACATTTGCCAACTGTTCCATTTTCTTTATATCCTCACTTTCCTTTCTGGTTTAAAGTATAAAAATAAGACCAACACGGTCTTGCCCTTATCTCCATATTCGTTCCTTTAGTCTTCCGTAATCCATGTGGTAGACAAATGTCGCTCTGTCAAATTTGGATTATTGACATAGATTGTAATTCCACCGTCTTTTCCAATTATATATCGACCGGTCCCAAAGATCGAGGAGCCGGACACCTCGTTGTAAGGTGTTCTGATGTCGAGCACCGGGCGATACCCAATAGGGATTCGCACCTCATCAAACGCTCCGAAACTTCCGCTGTTCGGAAATTGTGCAAGCATTGTGATATTACATGTTACCATACACCCTCTCCTTTTTAACTCTACACGGATGTTATTTGCGGAGTTTGTGCTTGTATATGGACCTTTCACGGTGCCGGAATCGTAATTGCGATACGCATATATGCTTATACGTGGGGATACAGAATTTCTTGCATATATCATTTCATCCTCAAACTGGATTGTCGTTGCTTTTCCCGTATTTTCATTTGTAAACATGATGTTTTGCAAGTTCACGCTCATAGTAGCTCGATCTGTTGTCGGAGCCTTACCAGAGAAAGCCAAATACGCATTACTCAATGACGCAACATTTTCCACTGCTCCTTGCACGATTTTCTTGCTAATAATCTTTCCGGATGTAACATCGATAAGCATTGTTCCATTCTTATCCTTAATAAGTCCGGCAGTTACAGTTCCAAGATCTGCCGCTATCGCACTTAAAGTCTGTGCGTTTAAGTTATCAACAGAAATATAATGGATCACCCACCTACTTCCATCCCATCTCTTAATCGGCTCTCCACTTGCTGTCTGCCATAACTGGCCAACTTTAGGATTTGACGGAGCCGTAGAAGATACAATTATGCCACTTGGCCCTGTAGCACCGGTCGCTCCATTATCACCGTATACTCCGATGATACATGATGCTGATTGATACGTGCTACCATTTGTATAGGCAACAACTTCATAATTCCACAGATATTTTTTTGACGCCGTTATTGCTTGTACAGTTGTAGTCCATCCTGATGTGGACGCTGACACGCCACTTCCGCTTGCCGTTGCAAGATAATAATTCGTGATAGACTTTATTCCGTTTCCAGTCGCTCCTTGTGGCCCCTGGGGACCTGTTGCACCTGCATTTCCTTGAGGTCCTTGCGGACCAGTAGCTCCTGTTGTTCCTTTGTCTCCGTATGTCCCGATTATTTTTGGCGTAGTGGTCGCTGTGGTATTATCTGTAAACGTAAATTTTTCATAGTTCCACAAGTATTTATTTGTTGCTGTCATCGTCGGAACTGATGTACTCCAACCGCTTGACGCTGTTGTAATTCCTGTTTTTGCGGAAGAAATCAAATAATATTCTGTAATGGTTTTTATCCCTCTTCCCGATGTCCCCGCCGGCCCTTGTGGTCCATTATCACCTTGAGGTCCCGTTGCTCCCTGTGCGCCCTGTTTCGATTTCGAAACCGTAAACCGTCTTGTGATAGAATTTCCGTTGTATGTTACTTTAATGTCAACCCATCCGTTATCCGTAGATAGAGCGGATACCTTGTAAGTACGTGTACTTAAATCCCATGTACCAGCAATTCCGGAAGATTTTGTTACGGTGTAAGTAGCGACTTCTGAAACGTCCTGTGCGCCGTTGTAAACCTGCACTTTTGTAGAGCAATCTATAAAGTTTCCACCGTTTCCGTTTGTGTCTGTTGCTACTGTTTGGGAATCGTTGGACAATGTTACTACTAAAGTTTCTATGTCCTCAGGAGCGGGAGACCAGTCTGTGGCTTTATTACCCTTTTCAAGTTTGATATTTCGAATTCTCCATTTTTTACCCACTTCATTATTTGATAACATGAAATCTATTTTTCCATTTAAAGATGTAGATGGATATTTTAATTTCAATGAATATTTTGCAGGCGTTTTGTTAATTGTTTGATTTTGATCTGGAGTACCAAAATCTGTTTCTAACAAAGCAGTTTCAGCAACAGTGTCTACCAGATACGCTTCGTAACTCACTATGTATTCAACATTTTTTTCTGGTATAAATTCTTGAACAAATCCAGACCATGTCCCACCAATCGTAACTTCACACCATCCATTAACCATCTGGAGAGATTTTGTATTACTACCTTTAATCCAATGGTTAAAAGTATTAAACCCTGTGTTTAATAGTAAATTCCTACCGCCAATCTCCAAATTATCCACATCCGTAAGCACAACAACACTCTGTGTATCCAAAGCATTTATAGTCCCGCCTGCGCCGTAAAGCGTGCAACGGAGTATTTTCGCAGTTGCAGTCGGTGTATACTCCTTTGCACTTTCATTCGCAGATGAGGTGTATTTCACGGAGTATGATGTTCCGTTGGTTGACTCTTCAATTTTAAACCTACCATTATATGGTGTCCTTGTCGCACTGTCTCCATCTCGATAAAACGACCGGAATGTTATTTTAGATGGTGTTAAAGCTCCGTCTGCACCTTTTTTAATAGCGGTATCGGACGCTTCCAGGATGTAGCTCCTTGAGTTTGTTCCGTCTTTTCCATTTTCGCCTTTGATTTTTGTCCATGTATACTTCGTAGCATCTGTACTATCTGCCTGTGTATAATCCGTGTACTGTCCGATATAGAGCTTATTTGTACCATCCGTGGTGGAAAATCCCATCTTGCCATCTGCACTGTTTGCGTAGGCGATATGTAGATACGGGGTCTTTCCATCGGCTCCCGGCTTTCCTGGTGTTCCGATCGCCCCGTCTGCGCCTTTGATCTTACTCCATGCATATTTTGTCGGGTCTGCGCTGTCATTTTGCGTAAAATCAACATACATTCCGATATATTCCCTATTACTGTCGGACACGGAAAAATCTGTCCTACCGTCTGCGCTGTTCGCATAGGCGATGTGGGTGTACTGTGTTTTTCCGTCCTTCCCATCTTTTCCCGGGATTCCCTGATCCCCCTTTGGACCCTGTATACCATCCAATCCCGGAGCGCCTTGTGGACCCGGAGGTCCCTGTTCGCCTTGCTCTCCTTTCTCACCTTGCGGACCCTGTTCCCCGTCTTTTCCATCCTCTCCATCCATTACATCCGTGATTGTGACCTCGTAATACCCACGTTTTATCCCATTTTCTAGAGCCTCAAATGAGTACACCGCCTTTGTATCCACGTCAGTAGCATTTACCGTAACGCTCTTACCAACATAAAACTCATGTCCATCCTTGCTCCATCGGAATTGTAGCTTGTCTGCCACATCCACGCCGTTATCGTAAGCGTAAGCTGTCAGAGTAGTGCTACCGATGCCATTTTTAAAGATAATGCCGTTGTTTGTTGAGATAGAGCAAGTATAAACCTTATTTTTATTAATAAGGTCTTGCATCCTCTGTAATAAGCTGTCCGAAATTTCCGATGTCAGCTCTTTGTAGTTTGTAAATACCGTCTTTGCAGTTTTTGGATTGGTAAGACTCCTGATCTGTTCTGATACTCTTGCCTGTAGATAAAGGACTGGTGTCCACTCCTGATCCTGCATCCTTACCGTATCCCCGATGTTGGTGTCAAAATATCCGTCCACCTCGTAAGTCACCACCGGTTCAGATGCTGTTTTAAGATCAGACAGAGCCATGCTATAGAGCTTGTCCTTGCTGTCTGTATCATACTCTTTCCGCATCAGGATATAAGCATCCTCTTTATTCACGATATTGGACGGAAACCGGTCTCTTGCCTTCGGTGCCCGGATGAGCGCACCGTCTGTAAAGTACTCGATATTCCCGTTTTCATCGTATTCTTTCTTGTCAAGACCATTGATTGTCAGACCGTCCTTTCCGGTCGGCTGGATGCATGTATATAACTTTTCTGCATCCGTGGTCTTACGGATTCCGGTAATTCCTTTCCCGTACCGCAGTACAATGTCATTCCGGTATTCTCCGACTCCGCTGTCTGTATCGGAGTGTTTCCGATATACATTTAGGACAATCTCTTTTAAGGAGTAGTCCTTATTTAAAACCGTTTCAAATTCGATTTCGGCAGAAAATACGTTTGCCAAAGAAAACAGCCTTTTCAGTATGGATGTTGTGCCTGTCCACTCGTTGGTAATCCTCTTGTCTGATACCTCATTGAGCCCCAGTTTTAGTGTTCTCTCAGCATCAAAAACGGCAAGGTACTCCTCAAAGCTCATTGCTTTTCCGGCTTTGTACTCTCCGGCATCCTCGTTGATTAGCTCAAAAGATAACGACCACGCCGTAGCTGTGATCGTCTCCTCTGTCTGCTCAGTGTTTACGATGTTTAGATAGTAGGATTTCCCTTTGTGTATAAACGCCACCTTATTCCCGGCGGTAACATTCTCTGCATCCTGATGCTTTGCGGACACCGTAAAGGTGTAAGTATTTGCCGCACCCTGTAAGTATTCGTGCAATTCATCTCCCCAGTAGTGCATGGACTTCTTGTGCTGATTGTCCATAAACGCTACTGGTGTGTTATTCGCGCTTAAAATCGCGATCCTGATGTTATCCACTATAAATACACCTCCCGTATTTTCGCTTTAATCTGTGGCGGTGGAGAAGAAAAGGAAGAATAGCAGAACTGCACTTCTGTTGTTCCGGGTGGCACTTTTGGATAATTGGATCCATTAATCTCATCTCCCTTAGCCACCATCCCATTAACGTAGACCTTCGTACTCTCCCCGTCTATAGACACCACATCTCCGGCACGGTACCGGTTCGGCACATCTCGGTATTTTTCCACGTTATCCTTACGGAACCAGATACTTTTTAAATAATTGTGCGTAACCAGCTGATTTCCAAGATCTCTACTTCCCCACTGCCCGATCCAGACCTGTATCTTCTCACACACCATGTCTTTAATCTCCGGGATAGTAAAGTGGTAATACTTCCCGTACCAGAAAATACGCAACTTGTCACCCTCTTTTAAAAAGTCATTGTGTCCGCCGCCCATTTTTAAATTAAACGGGTTATCCTCGTAGGATGTCGGCTGGAAATCCAGTGTCTTAATTTTCTTGTTTTGAGGGGCAAACCAGTCCACATGCGCCGTATTACCAACCGTATCACTCTTGTTAATAGACATGGCGCAGATTACTTTATTATCTCCTGTCAGAAATGCAATGGTCTGCGCTCCCGTCTGTCCCATTAAGCCGGCCTCAAACCAGTGTTGGGTGTAGCAATAAAAGTTCTTCGCCCCACGCCTACCCTCACTGTCCACTGGGATAGTAAGTGTTTTCATTCCACCGTTCCAGAATCCGGATGTTGCCTGTCCACCTTTTAATGCCATGACGTTATATCCGGCAACATTCTTGACTTCGAGTGTTCCTTGTGTTGTGTTTTCCGGATTTTGATAGGATGTACCGTGATCGTCTTGAAACAAGCCGTAACCGTTAAACAGTTCTTCGGACGCTTCGTAATTCTCTCCGTCCGCCTCTTCCTGTTTTCCGAGCTGGATCACTCCATACTGGCTCACAAGTCCGATAAATCCGTTTTCGTGCTGGTGCGTGATCTCATAGTCCACGTCACACCATTCGGTGCCGTTGTTTTGGATGGTGATGGTCTGGTATCCGTCTTTTTGTACTCCGTCAAAGGAGAATTCTGCGGTAGAGTATGCTACTCCGTCCGGAATGAGCCATGTGATTGTGCCAGTGCTGTACATATCATCCTCTCCCAGCACCGGTTCCCCATCCACGATTGCTTCATAGTAAATGCTTGGTTCGTCAGAAAAAATCAGTCTCTTTGGTTCTTTACTATACAGAATTTCTGACATTTTTCTGCGGAACTCACTGAGTTCCCTTGCCGTAGAGTTTGAAATACGAAACTCCATTACAATCTGTTTTGGAGAGTACGTGGAATGCGTAAACTCTCCTCCATTTACATTTTCAATGCTCCTTGTATTATTTGTGATGGAAGGTGATAAGTTCCGGTCAAGTCTTGTAATCTTAACCGGAATATCCACGCCTCCATAGGTTGCTTTAAGCAAGCCCAACTCTCTCACCTCCTAATAGTTTCTCGAAATCATCCATCTTTTTTATCATCGGTCTTGCATATCCAACCGTCTGCTGTGCGACAACTCTTCCGTCCAGCGTCGTTGTCAGATTGATATTTAGATTAATATCCTTTTCGCCCATAATCTCCAAGATTGATTCCTTAATATAGCCTTTTAACGATCTCAGCGGCGTGATTGCTTCTGCTTCTCTTTCTGCAGCACCACCGATTCCTCCCGACGGCATCTGGAATAATGCTGGCTTCGTAAGGATTCCACCATCTTTAAACCATTTCACGTCCAACATCGGCAGACTCGGTAATAGATCGGACAAATTGATATCTCCAATACCATCCTCGTACCCAACTCCACGATAAGCAGCCGCAAGGCTTCCGTACGTAGACACTGCGTATCGAATGGATGCAAGCATATTAGATAGTGGATCGTAGATGTTTTTATCGTATCCGGGCATTGCATAAGCTCTAAAAGTCGGATCAATGACCTGCATTAAGCCTTTAGACGGAGTACCGTTTATCGCGTTGATATCCCAGTTGTTGATCGCATTCGGGTTTCCGCCGGATTCTGTCTGCATCTGGTACAACAATCTCTGTAAATTTGCTTCTGAATACTGCCCTGTCATCTGTAACGCTCTTATCGCAAGCGTTCTCCACTGCTCCACACCGGCACTCGGATTGTAATTAACGTTCGATTGCGTATCAAAAATTCCCTTTACAAATCCGACCACGCTGTCGAACACCGTATTCACCGCTCCTTTCGCCACGGAAATCCAAGGTTCAAACGCTCCCGTTAAATCCGTAAATTTATCAATCGCAATTTGCACAATTTTACTTGGGTGCGTGATGTAATCCCATACATTTCCTGTAAAGTCTTTAACCGTATCCCAGACACCGCCAAAAAACTCACCGATTCCACTTGCAAAGTGCGGAAGTTCTTCCAGAAAACTCTTTGTTTGGTTGGCTGGCATGATTTTCGTTCCCTTTTCCAGTGGCAGAACTACATCTCTCCCCTCTGGAATAAATGGTTTTCCATGTGGTGGAACGATCATTTCTTTGTATGTAGAGCCTTTCTGGTCGTTTACGATACCTAGCGTGTCTTTTGGAATGCCACCAGTTCCTCTTGCAAACTTCGGGACTTCCCACAATGCAAATTGCTTGTCTGACCCAACTTTGTCGAGCACCCAGTTCACGCCGTTAATCACGCCGTTTACCGCACCACCTATTGGTTTCACAATTGCGTTTGCGATTTCTTTCACAATTCCGCCAAGCGTATCCTTGAGCCTGTTAAAACCGTCTTTTATAAATTCCCAAACGGATGAAAAAGCGTCCATAGCTTTCTCTTTGATCGAATCCCATATTCCACCGAGCGTGCCCTTAATGCTGTTCCAGATTCCGGTTGCAGTATCCTTGATTCCATTCCATGTATTTGTAAAAAATTCTGCTACAGGAACGAAGATCGAAGTTGCTGTATCTTTAATCCAGTTCCATGTGTCACTAAGCGCTTGCTTTATTGTGCTCCACACAACTATTACTGTATTTTTAACTCCATTCCACAGATTTACGAAAAATTCGGCAACAGGAGAGAAAATTGCATTTGCAGTGTCTTTTATCCAGTTCCACACATCACTTATTGTTTGTTTTACTGTTTCCCACGCTTCTGATGTTGCCTTGGAAATTTTCTCCCACGTTTCCGAAAAGAATTCGCTTATCGATGTAAAAATTGCACTTGCCGTATCGCTTATCCAATCCCATGCGCTTTTTAATGCAAATTTTATTACTTCCCATACTGTATATATCACAGCGTAAATTGCATACATGACAGCACCTATTGTTCCCTCGATAAATTTCAGCGGACCCTCCATAACGTCGCATATCGTTTCCCATGTATCCCGAAAGAAACCAACAATTCCATCCCATACTTCTTTTAACGTTCCTACAATGCTTTCCCATGTTTCAGACGCTGTTTTTGAAATTGAATCCCATAAGCTAGAAAAATATTCTTTAATTCCATCCCATGTATCCTTTAAAGTCCCTGTGATATTTTCCCATACTTCCGACGCCTTTTGTGAAATTGAATCCCATAAATTGGAAAAATATTCTTTGATTCCATCCCATGCTTCAGACGCACTCTCGCTGATACCGTCCCACAGGTCAGACATCCAATCTTTAAATGCATTCCATTTTTCGGACAGCCAATCTGTGATATCTCCCCAGTTTTTTATCACAAGGATGATTCCAGTTATTGCAGCGATAACCGCCGCTATTGTTAGCGTGACAGGATTGATCAAACCAACAATAGATCCTACTACTTTAATAATTGTGCCAATTCCTATTATTAGCTTCCCTATTATTATTAATATAGGCGATAATGTAGCCACGATTATTGTTCCTATTGCTATAATTTTCTTTGATTCATCACTCAGCCCAGAAAACCACTTTGAAAACTCTTTCACTTTTTCTACGACAGTATCTATCACTGGTGCAAGCACTTCCATCAATGCGTCACCGAGTTCAATCATCACGTTTTTTAGCTCATTAAATGTTTTTCTGAATGTATCAGACTTCGTTTCTAGTTTTCCAAGAGCTTCTTCTGTTGCACCCGTTGAATTTCGCATTTCGTCAAGCGTTGCATTGAACTCCTGCGCTCCATCTCCGAGAAGCACGAGTCCAGCCTTTGCCGCTTCTGAACTTCCCCACATATCCCCAAATGCCAGACCTTGTTCTTTCGCCCCATTAGAGACGATTTCTAAAACATCTGCAAGGCTCATTCCTGATTGCATCAATTCTGAAAATGATTGCCCTGTTTTTTCTTTTAACAAATCGGATACTTTTGTACCGGACTTTCCAAGCTCATTTAGCATTGCGTTCATGTACGTGGTGGATTCCGCTGCTGCTACACCATTAGAAGTCAATTTTACGTAACCAGTTGTTACCTGATCTAGTGCTACATTGTTTGCTTTTGCAGTTGGGATAATCCTTCCCATTGTTGACGCAAGCTCCCCAACTGTAGTTTTACCTGCATTCTGCGTTTGAATAAGCATATCGGAAACTTTTCCAACTTCACTAGCTTCCAATCCATAGGCATTCATGATCGTGGTTAAAACATCCAGCGCGTTTCCAGCATCTGCGAATCCAGCTTTTGCAAGTTTCGTAGACTTTTCTACAAACGCAAGAGCATCGCCTGTTTTCTGTCCTGCTGAAATTGCATCGTACACGTTATCTGCAATCTCTGTTGCACTTATACCAGTCTGATTCGACAGATTCTTTATCCCCTTTTCCAATTCGGAAATCGGTACTTCTGTTTCGTCCGCAATCGTGCTTACTTTCGCAATTGCTTCTTCAAAGTCCATGCTCATCTTGGAAGAAGCAATCCCAGCACCGGCAAAAGCTCCACTTAACGGAGCAAGTGCCTTTCCTGCATCGCTAACTTTACCGCCAATTTTCTTAACAGATTCTCCGGCATCATTAATCTTGCTTGCCACTTTTCCGGATACATCATTTAATTTTTCCAATTGTGATGTATAAGATTTTAAATCTTGTTCAGTCTTTGCGAGCGTCCTCTGGAATTCTCGATATTCATATAATCCGAGATCGCCAGATTTGAACTTCTGTTCAACTTCACTCTGTGCTTGTTTTAATGCATCCAGTTTTTTATTCGTGTTTCCAATCTGCTCATTCAGCAACTGTTGCTTTTGCGTGAGAAGTTGCGTATTTTTCGGGTCAAATTTCAATAATCTATTTACGGACTTAAGTTCTCCGCCAAGACTTCTTGATGTTTTGTCTACATCTTTTAAAGCCTTATCTAGCGCCATTGTATCCGCACCGAATTTAATTGTGATTCCTTTTATTTTCTTATTCGCCACTTTCTCACCTCTTTAAAAATTATCAAAATCTTCCTGTGTTGCTTTTCTCGCAGTAGGATTTTCATCCTTTTTCTGGTTATCGATATACTCCTGTACATAGTCCAAGCAATCCCCAATGGTCATTTCTTCCATGTCTTCGCTGGTTAATCCAACCTGTCGGCAAACATAAAAAAAAGACTCATTTGTGAACGGTTCGCCACTCGATGAATCTTTATCACTTATTTTTTTTTACTTGTTGGCATGGTGTCTGTAAGCAAATCTTTTACTTCTCCCATGATTTCATTGAGCGGGAATACTTCGAATCCATCCAGCCACTCCAATGGATCAGGAATCGTCCTATCTGCTGTTTTCGCCATTGTCCAGATGATGTCGTAAAATACTTCCATGTCCATGTGGTCAAGCGAAGCAAAAGAAATGTCCTGTATTCCAAAATTCCTTTTCGTTCCTTTTCCAAACACTTTCGCTACTTTCATCAGGTCTGCAAAATAATCTCTTCCAAACTGCGCCTTATATCTCTTTGGCAGTGCTGCTGTTGATTTCAATTTCACTTGTTTTTCGTCAATGTAAATTGTTTTTTCCATAACATCCTCCGCTTTTCTATTGGGGCAGATCGCTCCACCCCTTTATTTCGCTTTACCTACTTTTGCCTTTCCAATCTTCCCCCTGCCTACCAAGGCGAGGTCTTCAGGGGGTGCTATTCCCCCGATTTTTCATATACTGTTGTATACCAAGAGTTATATGTTGCTTCATCGACTCCTGCCGCTGTGGATGCTTTAACTAAGTTGTCTGTCGGTCTCGGACTTGCCACAAGCGAAAGTTCTGTTGTGTTCGGTTCTCCGCTATCTTTTGTTGTACTTCCAACAGATGGTCTGTTTACAGAGCAGTAATAAAAGAGGTGTCTTGTCGCCTTGACATCTCCCTGAAATTCGAACATCAGTGCGATATTTGCCACCTGTGCGTCAGAGTTTTCGAGAATCACACCTTTTTCTGTTTTCTCCTCTTTTAACACTTCTGTCCGGAATTCTTCCGGTACTCTTGCAAGCGTAAGTGTACCCTCGTATCCCTGATTATTTGCGTTGGTGTAATAATCAATGTCATCCGCTTTAAACCGGATCAGATCGCCGCTCTTGTCGAATGTGATACTTACCGCTCCAGGTAATCTCTTGGGCGATCCGTATGTGATTTTTCCGCCTTCTCCTTCTGTAATAACAGCGTAATAACAGTTTCTTAACCCGAATTCTACTTTGTTTTCTTTTCCTGCCATGTTCTTTACCTCCTATATTTCAATTTCATATGCTTTCAAATACATATTTTCAGATTCTAAAAAACTCTCGTACGACTCATACTGGAGCTCATTGTTATTTAGTAGTTGCTTTACTTTTTTCTCTAACTGCAAGTCTTTCTGATCTGTGTATACCTCGATCGTGACGGCATATCCCTCGTAATACACGGTGTCATCCGCATAAAATCCGATATCCTCGTCCACATAGTATACGATGTACGGTAATTCTGGTACTTGACCGACTGCAAAACAACGATACGCAATCGGAAGATTGAGTGATTTTAACTTGTCTTTTAATTCTGGCAACGTCATTTTACAGTCTCCTTTCCAGTTCTTCGACATACTCTTTTATGCATTCCTGTTCCACTTCTTCGATATGCGGATATGCTCGTACTTCACCGATTTTTCTCCCACCACGTTTCAACTGGTGTCCTTTTTCCAGTAAATGTGCTATGCGGTATGTTGGAGATTTATTGTACACCGTTATTCCATATTTATCGGTCGTTCTCGTCCAGTTCTTTGCATAAGTACCGCCATTCTTGCTCTTTGGACTATTTTCTCTTAGTTTTTTCGCAGCTTTTCCGGACACTTCCATTGCGACTTTCTGTGTGGTTTCTTTTACTTCTTCTGTGTATTCTTCAATCTGCCGCATAATTTCTCTTGCGAGTTTGTCAGCACTTATGCTTTCGCTCATTTTTCAATCCTTTCCGTACAGGTCAGTTCCAACTCTTCCATGCTGATCTGATACGTTTTCACCACTTTCAATTTCTTTCCGTGGAATCGGATATACCTCTGTCCTTCATATTCATAAGGATGCACGATCAAAATCTCTGAAATTTCCATGTTGTTCTGTCCAGCAAGGTAGAACTCATTTCTGGACACTTGCTCTTTGCAACACCAGAGCTCCTGTTCCGTTTCAATCGGTACTTGCTGACCGAGTTCGTCCTCTTCATACCCGTTGGAAGATATCAATACTACTTTTTCATCCCATGTTCGATTCATTCTGCACCGCCTTAATCATCAGATTGTTCAACCGAAACCGTATACTTCTTGGAATCACACCGTCTTCTGGATGATTGTACTTCCACGTAGCCCAATCCAGCACAAACAGGATGTGGTCATATCTCTCTTCCGCGATGCGAACGCCGTGTACATTTTTGCATTCGTCAAGAATACCATCTATGATCGCATAAAGGACGGAATCCCTACTATCTGTAGAGATTCCAAGTCTGCCTTTTAATAGTTGCAATACAATCACTCTCATAAGCATACTCCTTATGAATTCGCCATAATCCCCTGTTTTTTCATCTCCGCAAGAATCTCATTGATTTTATCTTTCAGGTCAGTTGCTGTTTCTGTGGACAAATCTTCGATCAAAGCCATCTGTTTCACACCACCAAGCGTTGTTTTATTCGCCGCCAGAAGAGTGTAGCTTGGTCCTGCCGGTCCTACTGCTCCTTTCGGTCCTGCCGGTCCTACTGCTCCTGCTGGTCCTGCCGGTCCTACTGCTCCTGCTGGTCCTGCCGGTCCTGCTGGTCCTGCTGGTCCTGCCGGTCCTGCTGGTCCAACCTGCTCATTCTTTACGCCCTGCTCTAACTTATTTAGTTTCTCTGCTGTAATAACGTCATTATTATTCCATGTCGTTGGTGTATATGCCATTATTATTACCTCCGTCTCTTATTTTGTTTTACCTACTTTTGCCTTTCCGACTTTCCCTCTGCCAACTAAGGCCACATCGTCAGAGGGAATTATTCCCCCGGTGTGTATGTAATGTAGAATCCGGCGTCTGCATCCGTTTTCTTCACATCGTATCTTACAACTCCGGCAAGCAGTTTGCCGTAAATCTGGTTATCTACCCATTCAACGCTTGTCCGTTTGCGGTCGAAGAATGTGCAGAATGATTTCGGATCACCGACAAAACCTTTTAATTCGCCAGCTCCTGCGATCATTTCGTCATCCAAAACGATTACCTCTTTGCCAGACAGTATTTTTCCGCTTGAGGAAGTGATGGAATCCTGCAGCAGATATCTTCCATTCTTATCTTTCAACTTGTCCAGCTCGGCATACAAGGAAGCTGAAATGATGAATTTCACAGGATACACTTTCTTGATTTCTTTGTTCACCAAGTCTTTCAGTCCATCCAGCCCTGTAACACTTTTCGCCGTTGCACTCTTTAATACAGTTGCGATATCTGTATTTCTTGTATTTCTGGACTGGTCATTGATTTCATCTCGGATCAGACCTGTTACATCATAGTCAGCGTCATCGATCGCCTCCTGTGAAATCGGGATATATCCTCTTCTTGTTTCGATGTTGTAGCTAATTTCAGTAATTTTTGGTTTGGAAAGTTCTGGGTTCTGCGCAAGTTCTTCTACAGTGTTCATTTTGCTTCCAGATTTCGCAATTACTGGATATTTTCCAGATGCACTGTTTACGCCTACTACTTTTACATAGTTTCTCAAATCAACGATGTCCTCTGGTTTCTCCTGTGGTGCAAGGAGTTCCTGTGGGATCAGAGCACCGGCATCTGCTTCTTTAAATCCACCCTCTCTTACCTGCCCTTTGGACTTCACAAATGCGTTAATCGCACTTCTCATTTCTTCAATTTCTTCTTCATTTCTTCTACCCATGTCTTTTTTCTTCTCCCTTCTTTCCGGTGTTTTTTCATACTCCTTCATCTGCTCACGGAGTTCTGATAATTCGGTTTCCAATTTGCTTTTTCTCTCATTATGAGCATCATTCTCCTCAGTAAACTTTGTGATAGCATCGTCTACCAAAGAGCGATCTTCTTCGGTATTTGCTTCATTGATTGATTCTTCCAGTTCCTTTTCTCTTGTTTCAAACTCTGCGTCTTTTCCACGCATTTCTTCCAGTTCCTTTTCTTTGTCTGCGATCTGTTTCGCAAGCATTAACTGTCTTAAAGCCATTATTTTTCTCCTTTCAATCTCTTCGTGGCATTACTTCGCCACTGCACCAACTGTTTCTCCCGATACTGTTCCACCTGTGCATGTCTCGCCTGTACGCCCGTATCTTCATAAGCCGGGAATGTGCATACAGACACTTCGTGCAGATCAACTTCTCGTATTGTCCATTTCACAGTGCCGTCATCTCTCCAATCGGTTTCTTCCCGAACTATATTGAATCCAAACGAGCACTGATCCACATCTCCACGTTTTACCCTCTCATACAGGTTCATTGCGTCTGAATCATTTTCGTTGATATCAATTTCGCCCCATAGACCTCTTGTATCGGTTCTCAGGCGTAAAGTTCCAACTTTTGTCCGTCCAAGTACAAGTGTGTCATCATGGTTTGTCAGAGCGCGGATGTCGTTGCTCATGGTATTTACAAACGCTTCTGGTGCGATTTCTTCGTAAGCTCCCGGCCACAACTCTGTTTCGGAATTAAAAACAGCGAAGTATCCGGAAATTGTTTTCTTTCCGTCCTCCGCTTCTCGTGTTTCAAACTCCGCTTTCCACGATCTGGTTAGGTTTTCTTTCTTTCGTTCCACTATTCATCACCTCCCGTCCTCAATTTCTTCTGTTCTCCAATCATCCCCTGTGGAATAAAGTTTTCAAGGATGATCAGATCGTTTAATCCATCTTTCGGAGAGTCACCAATCAAGTTCAATACATCGTTTCCTGTATAGATTCCTCGGATATATAGGTTCATTCCGATTTCCGCAAGTTCTTTGGTGTCGTAAGCCATCAAGCTCTTTGAGTTACATTTAAAGTACCAATGCGGGCTCTGAATCAGCCCTTTCGTCAATGTCTGTTGAAATACATCAGCAATGGATTTTACCCTTGTTCTGACAAAGTTGTTATACTCATCCTTGTTAAAACTTCCGACCCCAAGAAAAAAAGGCGGCACATCCAACAGGGATGCTACCGTCCTCTTATCAATCTCGACCGATTCATTGATTGCGATATCCTTAAGGGATAGTGGTTTTACCTCGGATACCTCCAGAAATTCCGCAGGTATGATCCACGGCTCACCCGGTTTCGATTCTTTCAAATATTTTTCTTTAATTTGCTTTCTTCCGGCTTCGCTTGCAAAATCTTCCGACATTGCATCTACCTTAACAATGACGTTTGGCATGTACTGTCCGCTCATGAAAGATTTCTTAGTCGCATTCGCCTGTTTCAAATTAGATGCAATATCCTTTAAAGCAAGCCTGTAGCCCGTACCCTTCCACGGATACTCCGGATTCGGGTTGATCGCAAAGTGCAACACTTCGCTCGGATCATATTCCTCACTTCCATAGATCACCTTGTATCCTGTCTGCGTTTCTTCAAAACTCGTCATGGACGGCTTCAGCGGAATCAACTCATCAATGTATCCATCCCTCATCACCGGAAGGACGACTGCGTTCCCGTCACCTGGCAAGAGCATTGAGTAAACAATGTTGTAAACCCACGCTTTTCTCGTCATCAGCGAATACGGATTAATGTCAATCTTCCGTGATAGCTCATTCTTAATCCGGATGTCTCCATGCGGGCCATTCTCCATCAGGTGAATTGTCATACCGGAAACCAGATCCGCAATTTTCTGACACGCCGCCCGAATTTCCGGGTTCTGCGCCAGCGTTGTGTACCCGGAAGGCAATAAAAAATCAGAGAACGTAGCTCCCTGATACACAAATACTTTATTCTGTGGTTCTGATCTAATACTCTTCTGCTTCTTTTTCTTTGCCATTTTAGCCTCCTATCCTTCGTCTTCTGCAAAAATCAGTCTCCCGTTTTCAGCTCTTCCAAGGCAAGTACATTTTCTGTCAATAAAATCATCCTTATTTTTAGCGTGAGATATATCAGTCGTATGTTTGCAATTTCCACTACATTTCTCGCATCTTTTCCCATCACATAAATAAAGGATTTCGCATTCTGCTTTCACGCCCATTCTTTCTCCTACTCTCTCTTTAACCATTTATTTGCTGCATTTCCAAGTGCCATGTCAGTCAACATCTGGCAACACGAAAATACCCCTGCATCAAACAAGTCAATTCGTCTTACGCCGCCGTCTCCGTCTACCTTTTCGTACTGGATCATGTCATCCACTTTTTCAATCGCCCGTACATTCTGTACGCAGTACTCAAAAGCATCCGAATGCAGGTAATAGAATTTCTTATTCTTTACTTTTACCTCAATATGTCGGAATCCCTCGGATTTTACATAGAAGTACTGTGGCTGATCTTGAATTTTAAATCCTGCTTTTTTCATTTTCAGGAAAAATTCACGTCCAAACTTCTTGTCGAATCCAACAATTTTGATTTTGAATCCCATCTTTTTCATGGAGATAAACCAGTTCACAATGTCATCGGGAAGCACCGTAGCTGTATTACTCATCGTCAGCCATCCATCCTCTTCCCAACCAAACAGTGGGATACCATCTTCATCCGCTTTTTTAATTGCTGCTGCCCTTGGGAAGAAAGCGTGTGTAATACAGATATCCACGTCTTTATATGTTCCATAAATTGCACCTGCAGTTAAATCGTGAAGTTTTGACAAATCAGCGCCGCCGTACCATGTGATTGGGAGCTTCGCCAGCTCTTCCAATGTCCAGCTATATTCATCATCGGATGATCTAAACTCGTTAATGTCAAAGTATGCATTCAGAGCATTTGTAAAGATATTCAGAGTTTTATTCAGGTACTCCGCCCTTAACTGCGGTTCATTCATTGCCTGTGCTGCATCATCCAGCAACTCATCTACTGTAACAGTAACTCCAATTGACGGCGTACACATCTGTAGCACTTCCGGATCATCCAAAGTTGTAATCTCGCCTTTGCTGTTTAAAACATTTCCTTCTTTATCCTGGTCTGCTTTGCAAATAAAAATAAAATAGGAATCATACGCTTTGTCTGTGATTGTTCCATTCAAAACGTCATGAAGAGTCTTAATCCTATTCGCAAGGAATCCGTCCGGAATGTCTCCAGCAGTAGATATACCAATCAACAATTTGTTTCGATATGCTTTCATGGCGTTTTTCATCAATATATATTTTTTAGCCCCAGCTCTTTTCCAAGAATGCAGCTCGTCCAGAATCAGACAGTTACAGTTTAAAGAGTCTAATTTATCTTCCTGGTTGGCGATCGCATACATTTCAGCGGTACCGTCTCCGAAATCAATAGTGATGGAATGTTCTTGATTATTGTCTCGGATTCTAAGTTTATTAACATCTCCGCGCAAGGTTTCAACGTTGTCCACTAAAAATCCAAAACTTTCCATGGTCTGCTTTACAGAGTTCGCAACGATGTATGTCTTCGCACCAGATCCTCTGTCCAGAATGCTTTTCGCCTCAGCAAGCGCAGCACTAAAGGATGTTTTCCCCTGTTTTCTTGGTAAAAAAATAAGCGCTTCGTTAAAACGCCTGATGTCTGTGCCTTTCCGGAAGAATCCAAACAAATTTACACATACAAACTTCTGCCAGTCCGTCAATAACATTGGAGTGCCTTTAAAACTGACTCCATTCTTGTCCTCACCTTGTACGTGGTGGATAGTTCCCTCAATCAGATCGATCACAAAATCAAATTGATCACTGCGAAAATCTAAATCATCACGTTCTAAATCTGCCAGAAATCTCTTACACGCAAGCACTCTATCTATGTTCACCAAGACTTTTTTACTTACGATATCCTCCGCATAACGCACAGCCGTATCGAAATGCGGACTGCTAATATGGGATAAGTCCATTTACTTCCCCTGCTGTTTTTCCAGTAATAATGCAAATGCAGATTTCTCTTTTTTCGGCTGTTCAATCTCCGCATTGTACGTTTTCGCATTCAACATCAGTCTGTCGGAATATGTTCCGATATCTTTCCTGAGATTTTCGAGACTCACGAGAATAGGGCTTTTTTTACCCCCACTTTTCTCCGTGTCCAGAATTACTTCATATCCAGAATCTTCAAACTGCTTACTTAAGACATTATACTGATAGATCATGTCTGCGTAGATCTCAATCACCTGTTTATACTGCACTTTGTAGGTTCCGAGCTCTTTCATGTATTTGACTGTTCTGTCGATGATTGTTTGCCTTTGCGGTATGTATCTTGCCATCTATTCTCACCTCCTTATCTGCCGGAAAATTTATTTTCAGAATCCCGCGCCATTGGAAAGAGTCCTCTCTCCCGATTCTCCTGAGGCATTTTTAATTCTCAAAAGGGAGGGGGGATACCTTGATCTCGCTCAACTTCAAGCTTATTCCTTCTTTTTCTTTCATCAATTCCGATGTATAAATCGCAGATTCTTTTCTTTTCGTAACGATTTTTATAAAAATCTCTCCAAGTGGGGTTGATGTCACACTCCATTTATCATTAGCACCAACACCGATATCGACACACTTCTTTACTGCATCCCCCAATATCTCAGTTACTTCCGAGACGCTTCTATCTACTCGTCCACTCCACTCAAGTTCGTACATCTTGATTTCTTCCATGCTTCAAACTCCCTTCTTCTTTTCCTCTGCCAGTACATTCCAAGGCTTGTCACCTTGTCCGTCTTCCTGTCGTGCATCCGATCATGTTGCGCAGTGGACATGCTGATGAGATTCCAGTCCGTCAGTGCAAGCTCTGGATACTCTTCCAATGGATAGATATGGTGTACTGTCGTAGCTTCTGCGTATTTACCGTATCTCTTAGATTCTTGACATTGATAGTTATCACGCCTTAATATGTTTTCTCTTTTCTTTTTCCACTTTCGGCTTTCGTAAAACTTTCCCATGCTTCCTCCCTTCGATCAGTTTTCCACAGTCTTTGCATCTCCATGTGTGCTCTGTGATAAAGCTGCCATCATTCTGCCTTACAAGATCTGTGCTGACATATTCTGTCTTACTATGCTTGCACAATATTTTTTAATAACTCCCATGCTTTTACTCCTTTGTAACATAATAAAAGCACCCATCTCTGGATGCTAAGAATTTAGGACTACTGCTGAAAGAATTAATAACGCCAACAAAAACCAAAATAACCAAATACACAATCAAAATTTATAGGAAAAAAGGAGGAGCCTTGCAGTAGTCCACAACGGGTATAGTAGGACTCGAACCTACGACACATCGGTTAACAGCCGATTGCTCTACCAATTGAGCTATACACCCGTAGGATGCCTTTTATTGACACCCTTTACCCTATCCGCACTCGGGTACTGACACTAAATATAGATTGCTGAATCTATTTTTGTTTGTTTTGCAGATCTGCGGATATCTGCGTTTTGGTACCATTTGTGATGTAAGTCCGGTGTGCACTCCCAGAACAGACCTCAGCTGTGCAGCCTGCATCTTACATCACAAAGCGGAGCACTTGGAATCGAACCAAGGACGCGGCGATACCCCGCACATCTACCACTGATGCTATACTCCGCATAAAAACACCGCCAGACGAGAAAAGGGTGAAAGTCCGGCGGTGTTCCGAATGTTGTTTGGAAAGCTTTTGGAGTCTTTCTTCTAACTCCATGTTATACTATATATTATTTAAAGCGGACAATGTGGACAAAACGGACAAACTTCTATTTTTCTTTCATCCACCTCTGAAATTCTTTCCTTGCGCTTTCTCCTGTGCAATTCCCTTTCATTTTTGCAGCCACTTCATCCCACGTAAGCCCCTGCATCACCTTGAACCGGATAATCCTCTGCATCCTTACCGGAGCTTTATTGATTACTCGCTCTGCTTTTACTTTAATCCGCTTTGCGTTCAGCTTTCGTTCTTCCAACAACCGTTCCTCTTCGTCTATGTTCACTGCGCTCTCTACACATCCAGAGATATTAAAGCTCTGTGGTTGGTACGGAAACTCTGGATTGCTGCCTGTCACTTTATCCTGTACGATTGACTTTCTTCTGTGCCGTCTGATATCTTCCTCTGTCTCTTTCACAAGTGCTTTCGCATCCATGTACTCATAGATTATGTTCTTGTCCAATTCAATCACCTCCCGGGATCCGCTCTTTTATGTTGTATTTTTCTGCTATGTAGTCCACAGCGTCCTTATTTGCCCTCTCGCCGCCTTTAAAGTCACAGGCAAAGGCTTCATGCTCCTGTTGCTTTAAAGCTGTCTCACAGGGCTTTCTCGTTGCCATCTTGTGTGCTTCTATCTTTCGGATGACTCCTGCCGTCTCCTTTCTACGTTTCAGGGTATCTCTTGTCATTCCTGCATCACCTCAATCTCTTCTCCTGTCAGCTCTTCAAGCTTCTGTCGCATTTCTTCCACAGTCATTTTCTTTGATTCTTTGCGCTCCCAGATAAGTTCAAGATTGCTTTTATCAAACACTTCTTCTATGCTTCCGAGTGATTCTGGAATAATTCTATAGACCTTGACGATATCCCCGCCTCTGTAGGTACCGTACCACTCCAAATTATTTGTATATCCGCTGATTTCATTGCGTCCGCATTCTCTTACGGCCACCCCAGCTAATACAAGATACCTATTCCCATCTCTCTGTTCGACCACCATTCCGTCTTTTAAATCCGCTTTTGTAAATTCTTTCTGCATGTAATCACTCCATTCCAAGATATTGCATTTATACTTCTCGAAGTAATCGTAACTTTGATACCCGCCACCTCCACTGTAACACGTTTTATCCCTGTATTCCCCATAGTGTGTATAACTCAAATAACTATTCCCAGATGACCACGCCATGCCTTGCTCGTTCATCTGCAGGCAAAAGTCTTCCGCTTCTTTCTTTGTCTTGCAATGTACCACTATTTTTCCTTCTTTAAATGATTCCCAATCAAAATTTTTCATCATCCTACCTCACTATCTTTCGAGCTATCCAATCCAAAAACACCACAAATAACAGTATCGGAAACCCTCCAGCCAGAAGGTAATCTGCTCCTTCAAGTTCTACTTCCTCTTCGATTCCTGTTTTTAAAGTAATCACGGTTCCCAGCCCCAGGATGTAATACAGGGCTAGGAATGCGATTGTGATTATAATGTCCATCGTTATTCCTTTCTCATAGGTTCTGGTAGTGGCTGCCATGCTACAACCTTTTCATACCCCAATTCATCATTTGTTTTAAACACCGTATCAACGAATCCTAAACTTGTCGAATCGTAAATATCATGCCAAAATCCAAATCCATATTCACTATCATACTGGCAGAACATCGGCAAATCCTCTTCGTGATTTTCGACAATACACATATAGAATCTCATATCATCATCTTCTGGCAATCTCTCTTCTACTGAAATCCAGTCTTTATCTTTCTTCCCGTCTTCATATCCGATCTGATACAACTTTTTTCTGCTGCATTCTCCGCACTTCGGAACATCATCCATGTGCGAACGGATAATACCGCTAATTTCGGATGCCATTCCCGTAGCCCCTAACGCAAATAATACTTCATGTCCAACTACAAACTTTTTCTCTACTTCTTTTATTTCTTCCAAAATCTTCTCTAATACGTTCATTTTTCCTCGCTCCTTAACAGTTCTCCACAATACGGGCAATATTTAATTCCAAACGCCACATGCGCCTCTTTGCCATAAAACACTAAATACCACCCCTTGTACTCAACTCCGTGTTTCGTGTCCAATACCATTTCTTGTACAGCCATCTCCTCATCATTGTAACTTTGTGCCGCAAGGCTTTTACATTCGTGTTCGTTTATAACTCTCATCACTCCACCTCCAACAATCCTGCTTTTATAAATACACCTTCCAATAACTCGCTCATTTTATTAGTATCAATGGTAATCGGCTCGCGTGGAAACTCTTCTTGATTTCCGCAGCACGCATACAATTTCGCAATTAAAATATCATATTTTTTCATTTTTCCACTCTCCTATTCCATTTCCCCCTAGCCGTAGCTTCTAAAGCACAATTTCGTGTTGCAACTCCGCATTCTTTGCAGTACACAAAAGCTGATATAACTTTCCCATCAAATCCGTAATTGATTTTCAGCATTGCTTCTCCACCACAAAACGGGCATTTCTTTAATTCTTCCATGTTACTCACTCCAATCTAATCTCTGTCCACAATGATTGCAGCAATCAGAATCCCAATAACAAAACATTTCTATATCTGCCATATTTCCAAACAGTCTTTTGCATCTAGGACACGACGCTTGTCCATTCCAGTTTTCTACTTTTTTCGGCAACTGCTTTTCTAGTGCTTCGATTGCTATTTTGCATGGTTCTTCACCTATCCACACTATTCCTTCTATTTTTTCCATCAAATTTATATTTGATTGAATATACCCACTCAAATACTCTATCGCTTCTCTAACTTCCTTCTCATCCATCTAATTTTCCTCCCGTTATTTCCAACCATAAACCACTCTCTCCATCTTTTTCGTAGAGAAAATCTGTCTCTATACAGCAAGATTCCAACTCATTCATTGTCCTCACGCAATCCTCTGCATCAGCGCATTTGATCGTGTCGCCTTTTCGCAAGCGTGTTTCTTTCACTTTTGGCATTAGTCATTCCTCCGCAATAAAGTCTTCTATACTCATCTGCCCTGGTATGTTTTCATCCTCCATCCACCAAAAAAATACCTCTTCCCCTGTCGTCCACTTACATTCTTTTCCTCTTCGTTTACGTTCTTTCAATATCCTGTCGAAAGCATTTATATACAATTGCTTATACTTTGGAAAATCCGCAAACTCTTTGTAACGCTTCTTGCCTGCCATAGGACATCCGATACAGCCAACACGATCATATCCACGTTTGTACAAATCGCATACTTCTATATGTTCTGATTCTATGTACTGCCAAATATCTGAATGCGTCCAGTCGATAATTGGATTTACAACCATTTTATTCTGTTGCATACAAAGCTCACCCATTCGTCTCTTTGATCCGTTATCGCTCATAAGCATAATAGCAGAGAAAGTCTCATTCTCATTGTAGTTTTTCCCAAGCTTTTCAAATTCTCCTCTTTCCGCTCTTTTATTCGATTCATCCCACCTTACTCCTGTTGCGATGTATCTATTTTGGCATCCCGTCTCTTTCAAGACAGAGCAACAGTATCTTACCAGTCTAGTCGGTGGCATTAACTTTTGTGGTATCAATTTCCACATACTTGTTGGTTTTCCTTTGTATGTTGGCATTTCGATTTCGCATTTAATTCCTTGTAATTCCGTTTTTTTTAATACTTCTTTGATATGGTATACGGTCTGTGGTGCATCTGCCGTTGTATGGCTGTTATGTACTTCAAACGGAATTCCGGATCGCTTAAAAATCTCTAACATCACATCACTATCCTTGCCGCCGCTGTATGTGCAAATAAGCGGTCTACCATAGTGGTGTAGACTCATTTCACTTGCCATTTTAATTCTTTCGATTGCTTTTTTCTCTTTATCCATTTTCTCAGAAGCCCGGTATACCCTTGCCCCGGCCGGAGGCTGGCTCCTTTCTATTTTTCGCTTATTTTCTTCTTATTCCCTCGCAACTGCTTGCAAAGCTCTCCCCACTCAATTGCTTTGCTCCGCGTCCATCTTTTGGCTGATTTCCTCTTTCGAATCCCGTTTTCATCCATGTACCGGATAAGATCATCTCTCGTAAATTCCACTTTCTGAATGTCATGCAAGACTTTATGGATATGCTCATCCGAGCATCCGAGTTTTACCATCTCTTCGATTTGGAACTGGTACGGATCCAGAAAGTGTGCTGGCCTACGCATTTTCAACCTCTCTTTCCAGCCACTCTTTTTGGCTCTTGTACAAATTCAGGTATTTATCACGGTTTTCTTCGTACAGATCGTTTTCTAAATCCTCATCTATTCTTGTAAGTATCATCTTCACTGCGGAGATTTCTGGTGTATCCGTTTCTCCTGTTATGTTGTTCAAATGATCATTATTCGTCATTTTCCTCTCACCCTTTTCTTCCTCTTCCGCTTTGTACTGCCGTACATAAACGCTGCCATATTGCCCGGTTTGAATCCTGCAGACTGTTTTCTATGGCTGCTAAAGCTGTATTTTCCTCTGTCCATGCTTACTCCCTTTCTAAACTCCACCATGCTTTCACGTTCTTTCCATATCCGGTTGTCTGTATCTTTATTTTTAATTCGTTTCTTGCTTTCATAACATCTGACCGTTTGATTCCCGCTGCATCTGACTCCATGAGCAGTTTCGCTCCGTCATATCGTCCGCCTTCCATCTTGTCTTTTAGCCACTCTAATGCTTTGTCGTAGTCGGTCTTTGACATCGTATTGACCTTGTCCTTGATCTTTTCCAATTGGACGGTATTGGTGTTCAGCTTGTTCCAGATTTTCTCAAAATTCTCTTGCATGATTCTGCGGTTCTCTAAAATCTCATCCCGGATGACTGTAAGTGCCTGTGCTGCGGTCATGCCTTTCTTTTCCGGCTCTTTTACCAGACTTCCCGGTTCAAGTCCGAGAAGTAGACACATGGTTCTTTCAAAATCTTCTGTCTGTTCCGGGTTCTTCGCCATATTGTAGACAAAAGACTTGCTTCTCCCGAGTTCTGCCGAGAATTTCTCTTTCGTCTTGCCCTGCTTTTCTAGTTCCTTACAGAGCAGAGCGTAATTTATTGTTACTTTCTTCGGTTCCATAATTCCTCCTAACTAAAGCTTGCTTCTGGCTCTTCCTCTGGACATATTTCTCCATCTGCTTCCATTTCGTTTATGATGATTTTCGTTCCCGCTCTTTGTAATCTCAGCAACAGCATGTCGAATTCCCCAAGGTATCTCAACGACTTAATGTCTACACATCCCAAACTGTCAAGTGTATACTCTTTCTCAAAATCCCATTTCGATATCGGAATTTCCATATTCAACCCTTCATCGTGTTCGTTTTCGAAAATGATTACCGCCCTATGCAGGGAGTCCCAAGTAGATCTTTCACTCTCTTCTATTAGCATCTCGCAACTGACCGATTCGTAGTATGGTCCATCGTCAAACTCCACTTCCAGACCAGTTGTACTGATCTTCTTTTCGCACATTGCAATCCATGCATTAAACAGATCAGTGACTTTCATTTCTTTTTCTTCCTGCTTGATTGATAATTCCTTAAAATTTTCCAGAATCTTTTTGTTCTCGATACAAGCATCGGAATTTACGATTTCTGTAAGCACCGTATCCAACTTCGGAAGGTATTCCGAAAAATCATACTTCTCTATGTACGGCACCATAACTTCGTCTATTTTTTTCTTCAGTGCACTTTCTGCTTTTCCCCATCTAAACGCTTTCTCTATTGCTGATTCTATTGATTCCTTGAATTTATTTCCGAGTATTTCCTTTACTTCTTCCTCAGAGAGACACTCCTGTGCCATTTTTAATAATTCCTCTTTCATTTTCTTCCTCCTTAATTCGAGTTCAGTAGTTGCTCTTCCAGAGAGTCCATGTCGTATTCTCTGCGATCAAAGTTGTTTAGGTTTCTGCTTACTGGCGGTTTTGATTGCTTTGCATCTTTGTTTTTATAATTCCCATCCAGAATCTTTGCCATATTTGCATCATTCATCATCCAATCAAAGGTTGCCGACCAATTCCGGTTATTTTCCCCTTTCAGAAAATCACTTTCCTCTGCAAGCTCAAATCCCCTCTTAATGTCATCAATGGAATATTTTCTTAATCTTGCTTTAATTGCACGTTTTCTTTTTTCAGATAATCGTGTTAAGCGAGGGAATGACACGCAAGTGGCATTATACATATCAGCTATTTGCTGATAATCTACTCTATTACCTCTTATATCTCTTTCTTTATCTTTATCTTTATCTATATCTGTAGCGTGACTTCCCAAATTTGTCACACTTACGTCACGTGACATTTCTGTGACACACTCAATTTTCTGTTTTTCCCTCTGTTTTTGCTTCCTAATCCGGTTCTGCTCCCTGATTTTCTCGAGGGCTTCCGCGTTCTGGTGCTCTTCCCAACCCGGAATAGTAAAAAATCCATTGTCCGTCACGATCATTTCAAGCTGCTCCAGTGATTGTAAGGCTAATTTCACGGTATTTTCCTCAAAATCAAGTTCATCAGCCAACATTTTAGGCGTGTATGGGATGTTCTGTGTCAAAAACACCATCCCGTTACTATTGCACCGCCCAGCCATGGTAAGCAGCATTACCCAGATTAAGACAATATTGTTCCCGTCCGGTAATTTCCGCAGATGCTTGATTTTGCGATTATCAAACATATCCGTTGTAATCTTGATCCACTTTACCTCTGCCATCACTCATCCTCCGCAATATAGACCACCACGCAAGGTGTATCCGAGTACACTTTTTCAATCTCCAGACTGGTCACCTGCTTATCATCGGTGTATGCGACTCCGTTCAGTCCATCCAGAATGATTTTTGCTATATTATCCAAGTCCGGCTTCTTATTCGGCTTTATTTCGCCTTTTAAGGCTTTTTCCTTATTCTTCTTAGACCAGCTCTCTGGAATCGGAAATTTCGCTAAAATTCGAACTCTCAGAGGGATGTTCGTATAAAGCACGCCTGCGCTTTGTTTATAAATCCTCGCAACTTCCTTTTCATATTTCTTGGTTGCGGGCGGTGTGTATGTAATGACCTTAAATCCGGCTCCGCGGAATCTTGGTCTTGCTTTTCCGACCGGTTTTCCCGGAATTGTAATTATCATTCGTTCTCCTTTCTGCTCCCGGAGTTACCGGGAGACAATGAATCTGGCTTACTTAAGGTATTTGTGACGTACTACACAGCAGCCATGAACGGGTTACAATTTATAGCAAAGGTTTAACCCTTACTAACATAGTGAAATTCTTGCCGGAACTGTTCTTCTGTTCCGTAGTGCTGCAAATAATACTCCTTGCAGCGTTTTCTTAAGTATCGGTCAACTTTCGATGCATTCTCCCCTGCCCTTGTTCCGTTTGGATGCAGATCCGGTCTCAGTGGAGCTATGAATCCGTAATCTTCCGAAAGTTCAATTTCTCTCGATGTGTGGCTAAAAATATGATGACGCTCCACTCCGTAAACTCCTGTGTACATGCAGTGATCCATATCTTCTGTAAATATGCTCCACAGCTTCTTTGGTCTGCCGGATGCTCTTTGATGACCTTTTTTCTTTTTCTTTCGCTTCGGCTTTGGGAATGCCATGTCACTGTAATCAATACTCACAGTTCAATCCCCCATTTTTGTCTAAGCTCTTCTTTTTCATCTGGGGTCAAAAGGTCTGCATCCGGTATTCCAACCTCTCTGCAATCTTCCAACACGCCTTTGATGAGTCTGCTCATTTCCTTGGTGTTATACTTGCTTGACCCTTTGTAGCATTGCAGAGTGTGTAATGTTTCAACTCTCCCTTTTAGGTCTTTTACTTCCTGTGCTCCACGATCTATCACAATCCGGAACACTGACTGTGCCAGATAGATGTCTTTTTCTCGGAGTGGTATGTACTCAAAAGCACCGTGGGATTTTAATTCATTTAGGTACGCTTGCCACCTGGTTATGTCCAACTTTTCCGCTAATTTATCGAGTAACACCCACAAATAAGAGTTCGCGTCAAGGCTTCTCTTCGCTCTGTACGGCTTTATTTCAAGCGTTAATTTCTCATAATCTTTCAGTTCATCGTAGGCTTGTCGGAAGTCCTCTACGGATTCGAATAGGATGGTGTGGCAATCTATCAAACGACCTTTTAATCTTCCTGTAAATTTCATCAATCATCACCGTAAGTCCTTTTTATTGTGCTTAACATTGTTGCAGCTTCTGTCTCGGTAAGTGTCTGCTCAGTCCTATTGTTTTCTCTCAACCAGCGTTCAAGATTGATGCCGTGAGATACGCATAGATTCTTGAGAGTCTTGATTTTCGCTTCAGACGCTCTGTTTTCCCCCGTTTCCGGTATTTGAGCATACATCTTGTTGTATTCCTCTTTAAGCCACAAATCGAACCCTAAGCCGGTATGTATTGCTACGCACTTCACAAACGCCCTGCACATGCTGTTCCAGACTCTTTGTTGACTCATAGAGTTGTCTTTTACAGGGTTTGCCCCATTCATCACAGGTGTTTGCATCTCATATACTTCATCGTCTATAACAACACGGATTCTGGTTTCATAACACCTGTTTTCGTTTCCGTTTTTGTCTTTAAACACTGCCTTTGTCATTCTTAAGCTACTTCCTGTTTCTGGATCTGGAATCGGTGTAAAATAAACATTTTCAGCGCCGTTTTTGTGCAATAAATCAATGCACATCGCCCAGTTTAAGTAATCCATGCCATCTCTTTTTTCAAGATATGGTTTCACATCTACTTTTCTCATTTCTTCATAGCTTTTAAGCATTGCAAGATTCCTCGCTTTCTTCATGTACCCAATTCCCGGAGTAAAACCATTCCACCAGCATTGTTTTAAACTCTTCCTGGTCATCCGGTGTCCCGTGTAAGCATCTTTCCAGCGCATATTCAAACGCCCGATCTTCTGTTACTACCGTGTCTTTCTCCGATCCGATACCTACATACATCATTCGTCCTCCATGCCGATAATTGCTTTTATAACATTTTTGTACACAAGCTCCGATTCCTCGGTTGCAAGGTATCCGATCAGCGCATCCATTTTTCCGTCAAGTGCGCAAAGATGGACGTATTCGTCTCTATTTACAGGGATTTCTCTGTTTTCCATTGCTTATCCTCCTAAAATCTGTTACTATATTCTTGATTTTTTGTCAGAGTACCTACGGCTCCCCAGCCTTTTTGTAGGTGCTCATTTTTAATACCCAAACACCAGATACCACGCCAGCATTACCAAGATAAACCCGATCACCATCGCACCAGCTCTGATCCAGTACGGTTTGCCCTGCTTTGCATCCGGCAGATCTACCGATACGGAGCGGATATCCCAACCGTTTAATGCGTTCGGCTGCTGGGTGGTCTGGCAGTGATAAGTTCCTTTAATCTCCATGCTTGTCCTCCCTTCTACCGCCTAAGCGGTTTTCTCTTCTGTCCTCTTTTCAAGTGTGTACTCGATTTTCACATGTTCCTGTTCTTCGATTAGAGATATCAACACTTGTATGATTTTTTCCATATCTGGCTTCATAAAATCACCTCTCTACTATGTATGATGGTTAGATTGTCCATGATATGTTGTCCTAGTCATCTTCTTTCTCTTCCACAGCATCCATGTCTGATCTTGCTTTCAAAATATCCATGCTGTTCTTTGCAAGCATAAATCCCTGTGGGTCATTCTCTGCCAGATACTTTGCTTTTTTCACCATTTCTGCAATCTCTTTTCTGTCTTTTTCGCTCATGTGTACCTCCTATGCTGCATTTAAAAACTTATTGATAAAATACTGCTGACCTTTACCGGTTACTTTTGTGGTTTTGTTAATCCTAACGGAACCATCTGGATTCATAGCTGTTGTCTCTTTCACTTCAAACAGCCCTAAATTCATAGATTTCTGTGTGGGCGAGTTCCATTCCGTTCCTTTTCTCTTACTCAGATATCCATTTTCACGCAACCACTCAAATAAGCGCTTCTGCCCTGTTTCAACGCCGTTCTGTTTCAAAATCTTCGCCAGATCGCCGATTAAGATGGATGTATGACTGGTAGCGACAGCATCCGCAAATATCGCTTTCGGCTTCATTTCCTCAATCTGTGCTGTCTGCTCTTCAATGGTCTTCTGCGCTTCCAAAACTGCCAGTGCAAGAAGTTCTTTACCCTGCGGAACGTGCTCTTTGATGATATTTTCCATCTCATGAAACCGTTTGATGTATTTTGCTGTGAACTCCGTCCCTTTTACTCCTGTAAGCTTGTGAGCAATAAACTCGCATCCCTCTTTTGTGATTAAATAGCACGGATACTCTTTTCCTCTCTCGTTTTTGTACTTAGATTCTACAAAGAAATCTGACTCACCAATTTTGGAGAGTGAAAGTTGTTCGATGTATGTGCGGATATCTCTAAGCAATTTATCATGCGCTTTTCCTACCATCTCAGCAACTTCCCGGCTGTCTAATTTCTGTTCTAATTTGTTCAATACTTTTTACCTCCTATTTTTATTGCCGTCGTAACCTCCGTGGCGGGATTGTTTTCTTTTGGTTTATCTCCTATACTGTAAATACAGGGCACCGCCATGCCTGAGTATTACGAAAGGAGCGATTTTATGAGACGTTGTAATTCACCTTTTAACGGAAAGCAATTTGTTTTAAACAAAAACACTGGAGAAATTCACGATCTAGACCGCGAAACACCGCAATGTCAAATCGATGAAATAAAACCAGAACATGTTTTTAACTGCGACACTTATACAGAAGCTGTGATTTTTGCTTCCATGCTTGCTGTAAACAGAAACGGCTGTGCTTACTGCATGCCTGAAAAGAATAGAGGATAATCACTTTCTTGAGCTGCTTCTAATGTATGTCGCAGCTCTTCCTCTGAAATTTCCTTTTTTAAAGCCTCTTCCAGCTTTTCAGGCGTTTTAAATTCTTCCGCCAACGCAATGATCATCTCACTGAATTCTCGTTCAGCACTAATCGCTTTTAAAAGTTCGAAATTATTTACAACCCCTTTTCTCTTCCGATTTAAAAATCTTTCTACGAATTGCCATCCTTGCGTTTCTTTCAATTCTTCCCACTCTTTTTCGGGAAGCTCAAAAGATATTGCTGCGATGGATTCTCCACTTAAAAATGTTTTGCGTGTGCAAAAAATTTCATGCATCTCTTCACTCCTCCTTTCTTATATTCTGTCCTCTGCATCTTCCGGGCTTTGGGCGGGCTAGTCATTCATCACCATCTCAAACAGTTCATTAAATGTATCACTGTAATACAACGGCTGCACTTCTTTCTGATTATGAGGACTGACTGCATTTTCACCGTATTTCAAACCTTTCTCTGTCAGTGATTTGAACTTCTTCACTCTTCCCTTACTTGACTGGCGTTCCTTTTCTTCCAAGATTCCGGCAGATAAAAGTTTCTTATTGAACTGCACCGCACTGATTCCGAGATTATTTTCTTTCAGCAGTGCTGTGAGTGACTTCATTTCCCTATTTCCGTTAAACTCATAATTCGGTAAGAACCCTGTCGGAATATGGTAAGAATCATAGAACCCTTTCAGCATCAGCAATTTGCTTGCATCGTTCATTCTTAACATACTTGCTACCACTTCCAGTGATTCCACCTGTTCTTTTAATGGAATGCCAATGTACTGTGTTCCCTTTTCGATGAAATCTTTCATCTTCTCGAATGCTTCAATATATGTAGCTGTAAAAATGACACCTTTCTTTCCGGTCATTTTGTTGGCGATCATGTCGCATCCTTTCTTTGTACAGAGGTAACATGGTCTTACTTCTCCCTTTGAATCCGTGTAAGTTGATTCGATGAAGAAATCAACCAATCCAAAATTGGATTCGTTCAAATGTTTGCAATACTCTCTTATATCTCTTAATAGTTTTGCATGGTCTTTTCCTACCATCATTGCCACTTCTCTACTGTCGGTGAGTAACTGACCGTTTTGTTCAAATACTGTTAAATTGTTCATTTTGTTCTCCTTTACAATTTCTTCGGTTTAATAAACTTGTCCGTATTTACATCTAACGCTCCACAGATCAGCTCGTATTCTTCAAATTGCAATTTCCTATTTCCATTTAATGATGAACAAAGTTTTTCTTTTGGTATCCCTGTTTTTCGTGATACAAAAACCTGCTTAATTCCCTTTTCGTCCATGTAAGCTTTAATTCTTTCACCTACACACATTCCGTAATCACCTCTTTCATTTTTCGATTCGTTCGAACTAATTTCATTATAACTTCGAAATATTCGAATGTCAACACTAAAATTTCGATTTTTTCGAACTTTTTTTGTTGAAAATATAATTTCTATGTGTTAATATAGAAAATGCAAGGAGGAAGCATAATGAGTTTAGGAGAGAAAATAAAGGAATACAGAAAAAAGAAAAACATGACTCAAAAAGAACTTGCGAATTTAATAGGTGCAAAACATAATTCAATAAGCGATTGGGAAAATAATAAGAATAAACCAGATGCTGATACTATAGAAAGATTATGTGAAGTGCTGGAAATGATACCAAACGACTTTTTTGGAAATTATTCCAGAGAAGAAAGTGGAACATTAGTTGGACGAATAATGAAAGATCAAGAGATTATCAATATGATATCTTGTTACTATTCTTTAGATGAATCCGACAAGGAAGCCATAAAGCATCTTATCGAATCGCTTTCTAAAAAGGGTAAGCAATAG